ATATCTTTGTTATAAGAAAAGAAGGTGGTGTGGACTATGGCAACGACTCTGACAACAATGTTTGTGATAATGCACCACCAGCGGATTATATACTCTATAACCAGTGGGAAGGATTGGAAAAATACTCAAAAGAAATATTAACAATCATGAGAGAACTTTTTAAGAAGCATAAGTATAAATACTAGAAAACAAGGAGTGATCTTATGAAAAAAATTATGTCATTAGTAATGTGTTCTTTAATAGTAGCAAATCTTTTTGGTTGTGCCGACAAAGGTGCCTATAACCAATATACAGAAGTCTTTAATTCCAATGCCAATGCATATTATGAGGCGGCAAAAGCCCCTCTCATGGATATGAAACTACCGGCACCGGATGGTAAGGAATACCATTTGGTTGTGAACAGAGAAATAAAACCTCTTGTGCCACAGCAAATCAAGGATAGTGAATGGACTGGTGCTGTTACAGCTGGTATCGTTGGAGCCACAACCCTTGGCTTGGGTGTTACCAGATACTATGTTACCAAGTCTGATAATGAGGCGGCTGTGGATATGAGAAGAAGTGATAATGAAGCGGCAACCGCTCAACTTCGTGACTATGTACAGTCTTTTAATAAGGAAACTTACATAGAGAAGTTCTCTGAAAATACAACCACATCTGTTGACGGAGCAACGCAGCTTAACACCAAGCTTTTCAACAGTCTTAATGAAAACTCTCTGAATCCGTAAGATAAAGATAAAAGGGGATACTACTCTTCCTCTGTATCCCCTTTTATCATCTTTAATAAGTCCTCACGGTTCATAATGAGTTGATTGTTGTTTATGGTGACATTTTCTGCTCCCTTCACCAACCCCTTTATTGCAAGTTCCTTCTCTTTACGGTCAAGATCCCTGTCCTTTTGACGAACAACCTCGGCGTTAAAGCTTATACCCGTAATGGAATTTGCAGCTGATGTGATACTCTCTATCAGCTTTGCAGCGGCTTCAACCATAGCCGCCGTAAATGCACCGGTTCCTATGGAATTTTCCACACGATCAAGTATCCTGTTGGCCCTATCAATGTTGCCAACTATTATCTGATCGGCGTCGGGAAGATCCTTTCTAAGTTCATCCAACTCCTTTCTCATGGAATTGACTTCCCCCAGGATCTCCCCGGTTTCCGAATCCACAAGCATGGTATTATTGACCGACACATTAAATATTTCATCCAGGGTGTCGGTATTTGGTTCTGGATCTGCGTGATCCCTTAAAAACATGTTTTTATCCATAACTATCCTAGTTTATTGGGGATTATCTGCTGGTTCATCCAGTGTTTATCTGTCTGAACGTGCTTGGGCCTCACATACTTGGCAAACTCTTTACCAAAGTTGCGGAACTCAACTTCGTCATATACACGAACAACATATCCCTCTACCTCTACTGTATTTAGACCTTTTGCCAGATTTATCAAAACGGTCTCGTCAAATATACCATCATAGATGACTTTTACAGGAGTGATTCCCAACATAGAGAACCATTCCATGGTATCACCCCAATTCATACAGACATTGTTGTAACGCCACATAGAGAACCCCAGGAAGAACGATTTGAGGTTGGTATAGTGTATGGAGTGTTTGGCATAAAGATTCTCACCACACACCCTCCAGTTCTCTGGAATGTCATACCGAATTTCAGACCACAGAGACTTTACCATACTCCGAGAATCGTGTCGTCCAGAGTCGATACTTCTGGCATAACACTTGTTTCGGGCAATGGTGGTATTCTCGCCGTCCATTTTCTCGGTGACAACAACTCTCCGACCTCTAAAGGCGTCCAGAGACTTTATCATCTTGTCATCACTTGTCATTCCCTCAGACCAAGGAAGGTGACAAGTCCTTGGATATTTTACATTTTCCATGATCCCATCTCCTTGAGTTTGAGTTTAATGGTTTATTTGTTTTTGTATCGATATTATACCATACTTCGGAGAAATGTCAAGAGTAATTTTTGGGCAAAGAAAAACCCCCATCCCGGTTAAGGAATGAGGGTTTGTATTACCTACTGAACACTAGCCGATTACGGAGTAACAGGCATTGTGTTCATGTTCTCAAAAATTACACGAATGTAATAATTATGAGCGCCAAACATGTGGTTATGAATCGCGTAACGAGACATAAGACCAACAGAAGGTTGGAAAGAATCTTCGTAGGTAGCTTTACTTACCATCAATTGAATGTATGGAAGATAAATGATACCGGTATCATAGCTCGATCCACCTTTGTAACCGATGACTATATCATCGATGGTTGCGAAGGTGTCTCTGTAAACCATCATACGACCGTCCAAAGAACCAACTTTCGCAACACCGATACTATTGGTGTTCACATCAGCGTTTACAGGTGCGATGGTGAAAGAGGAACTTGACTCAAGAGCGGCACACATAACAGGAGAGGCGATAACGAAGTTACCAGCACCCCTACGAGTGTCGATTGCGATTTGGTTAGCCTTACGAATGATAAGGTTGTAGATGTTACGATATTTCTCAGCTTCCCAACGACCGTCAAAATCGGTTTGATAATCAACAGCAACCGAAGATGGGTTAAGGTTAGCGGATTCTTTGATCTTGGCAATAAGCTCACGGTCGATCTCAGCGGTAATCTCGTATGCGAGAATGTCCATCATTTCATCTTCGATGTTCAATCCGTGCATAGCTTTAAGATCTTGGGATACCTCAACAGACCAACGTGATTTCAACTTACGAGTACCGGCCTCAACTTGCGCCTTTTCCAAGGTCATGCTGATCTCACGGATACCAGAACCATTACCGATACCAAGACCAGCATTGATTCCTGGGAACTCGTTAGGTGGGGTGCCTACGTTAGGAACGGTTTTGGAACCAAGTTCCTCACCTTTTGCTCTGGTGAATGCTGCAGAGGTCGCAGGATTTGCAGAGTAGAAAGGATCTATGGTATTGTAACCAAGCTCAGTACCAACTTGACCAGCATAAGTTTGATCGGCTCTATAACGAAGAGCGAAGGCCAAACCAACAGGACCGGTAAGAGGCTGAACACCAACTACCTCATGAGCCAAAAGCTCAGGGAAGGTACGACGAACCATGGGAATGGCGATCTTATAAAAGTCGGCATCACCGGCAACTTGGTTGTGAGAAACTGCGTCACCAGACCAAGTGGTTCCCTCGTCAATCTTGTTACCACGATTTAGATAGGAAAGCTCATTCTCAAGAATGATAGCGGTGGTTTTCTCAATATTAGAGGTCTTAATCTTGTTACCCTCTTTGAGAATATCACCCCATTTTTTAACTAAAACATTTACGTTTTCCATTTTATTAATTCTCCTTAATATGAAACTGGATTATTCCTCAGAAGACCCTTTGATAGACTTCAACCATATACCCTTGTAAGTCTCCCATGGGGATTTTCCTTCATTTAACGTCTTTTTGTCATCATCAACAACTGTCTTGCCCTCTTTAACAGCCTCACCAGACTTCATAGTGGATCCGCACTCAGGACAGTCCATCTCGTCTTGCCACAATCTTCACACTTCATTTCAAATTTTTCGTCATCAGTGTTATCTTCTTCACTTTCTTTGATAAGGCCGATGGTTTTAACAATGATGTCAAACTTCTTATCAATGTTCTCTTTTACCACTTCCTCACCAATAAGGCTGATAACATGTTTCTTTTGTGACTCTGTAAGACCATCACATTTCTCACGAACATAAAGTTGTGCGGCCATTTCACTAGCGTCTTTCTCAAGGGTGAGATTAACACCTTTGGATTCATCCAACTTCTCTCTAAGAGTCTCAATCTCACTCTTAGCTTCTTTCAACATTGCACGAACCTCGGCAGAAATCATACCCTCGTCAATAGCCAAACGGGTCTTGAATTGCTCGATAAGTTCATGATATAGCTCACCCTGGCGGGCAAACTTGATAACATTCTCGGGGATGATCATCTCTTCATCAAGAACGGAATCAACAAAATTAGAAAATTTAGATGTCAGACTGTCTCTGTACTCATCAAATTTTGCTTCATACTCTTCCTTAAGTTTTACTTTGGCATCATCAAGAAGCACCTGAACCTTTGACTCGGCAATTTCTGCAGCCTTAATGTCAATAACGGTCTTAAGGGTATCCTTGAGCTCGACTTGCTTAGCCTCATCAAGTCTTTCGATGCCAAGAATCTCAAAAATTTTATCCATTTTTTATTCTCCTGTATATAGTCTTTTCAATGGTGACCATTAACCCTTTGTTTCATATATTATATTTATGTTTATTGTATAATATAT